TCAGGACTCATATCGGATCGGGTCAACCTGTTCTTCAAGATCAATCTTTTCATCCAGGTATGCGTACCCTTCATAGGATATAACACCACAGCAACGGGCATATTCGCATACCGCCTTAAATTTTTCTCTGGCGATACTATCGGTACGTTTTTTGTTATACTCGATAACTTCATACAACAGAGCTTCGCGGCACCTCGAGTAATTGAATTTGATGTTTTCCATTCTGTTCTCCTTTTCTCCCGGCATTGCCCAGCCGGGGCGGGGATAGTGATATTTTAAAACATAGAATTGATCACCTTTTCATTTCCATATATTCTCTGTTCAGCCCTGGTAATCATATATCTTTCATATCCTTTAACCTCTAATTTCCACTGATTAAAAGCCTCACAGGCTTCTATGCTATTATTTGCGTCATAAAAATCATACATTGCAAGATATAGCTTTGATTCATTCCGTTTTTTCAACGCGCTTATAACTTCCTCTGTCATTTTCATTTTTCTCCTCGCTTTCTCCGGCGGGACCGCCGCCGGTCGGTATTCCTTATGCCAAAATCTCAACCACGACCGGGTCCTCGATGATCAGTTCGCCCATGTCCTCGCCGCCCATTGCGCAATCCCCGCAGATGATAGCCGCATAGTCTCCGTAGTAGTCGCCTGCGTATTGCAGATCTTTTACATTGATTCCGCAAATTCCCGCCAGCTCCTCATCGGTTTCGTTTCCGTCTACCCATACGTGGGAAATGTGATCGATCTCACCCAGTCCGAACGGAACATCCTGAATGCGAACAGCTACAAAATTCCAATCGCCATCGCCGGACCAGTGATATTTATTGTAGATTTCCTCGGCGTTGATCATTTTGTTTACCTTTAACATTTCGCTTTCCTCCGTTCCTTTGATGATTTAATTATAGTATATAGCATGTTATATATCAATAGGCAAATCTCACAAATATATAGCATGCTATATGTTCACATTGTATATAGCATGCTATATTCTTCTTATGGTATACTTATAATGGGAGGTGATATATTTGGGAAGCACATATACAGACGCCCAGGCAAGGGCTACGAAAGAGTATCTAAAAAAACTTTCTTCAATCTCGATCAGATTGAAAGAAGAGGAAAAAGAAAAATACGAGAAGGCTGCCAAAGAATCCGGCATGTCGCTGCGTGCATTCATTATGAAAAGCATGGATGAAAAAATTGATCGGGATATGTTGTAATATGCATTCTGCATATATAACACGCTATATATTTGTATATTATGTCTATTGATATATAGCATGTTATATAGTATAATAAAGATAGTTAAGAGAGGCAAGGCCTTAACGAGTACAAGGAGGAAGGAAATTGAGTGAGGACATGAGCGTATTTAAAAGCTACCTTAGAAGATTATTGCAGGATTTAAAGGACTTGAAAGAAGCACTGAAAAACAAGGAGTACGAAAAAGCCGAAACAATGGTTGACAAACTCATTGACGATACCCAAAAAGGTATCGAGGACAACTAAAAAAGCCCCTCTCACGAGGGACGGGAAACGAACAAGGGAGGGCGGGCTTGCCACCGCTCCCCCATTCATAAATAGTATAGCAAAAACTGCGGGAGGGCGCAAGATGAAAAGAATATACGCGGAAGATATCAATGGAGAAGCCGCAATACTTTTTGTGGATGATAACGGGAAAGCGGTATATGTATCAGACACTGCTTTCGACGAACCGCTCACTTACGAGGTTGCGGTGCGAGGCGATTACAGCAACTTTTTAGATTTCGATACCGCCGAAGAGGCCAGTGCCAATTACTCCGATGGTTCTCATTTAATCGATTACCACGAGGAGGGCTGGGCGGTCATCCGGGAATTTTAATGGAGGGAATATATGAATCACGGAATCAAGCTGGCAAAAGCCAGGAAATTATATAAAGGTTTCAAGGGATATTCTACCCTTGCAGCCGTTGAGAATCAAATCCCCGAGGAGTTGATCCCGCAGCTTACAGCCCGGCAGTTGGCCCTTGTGATGGACGCAATCAACGCGTCATACCAGCGTGGCCGTGCCAGTACCGGCGCGGAAATGGTGGATACGAATTGCGTATGGATTAACGGGATTAACCGCATGATAGAGTGGGAAGAGGTAGGCGCGGAGTATGAGCGTGTCACCGAGCAGGACGGGGGCTGCAAGGTGACAAAGAATGTGAAGGTAAAAGACGGTGAGCTGGTGTGCCGGTTCTGCTAAGGAGGGCTACCTTGGGAACAAAACATAGAAAAATAGAAATAGGTCAGACTTACGGGCGCCTTACCGTCCGAGAATACCTTGGTCTTATCCCATACAATGGAACTAATCGCAATCGGCATATGTACCGTTGCGAATGCTCTTGTGGAAATTTCATTGACCTTCCCGGTACTTACATTGGGAGGGCCTGGAAAAGCTGCGGTTGTCTGCAAAAAGAGAGCCGCGAAAAGCCAATACCGACCGGTACACGTTTTGGCCGTCTGACCGTAATAGAGCCGCATGATCTTATACCGGGCAGGGGATACCGGTATAAGTGCCAATGTGATTGCGGGAATATAATCATTTCCCGCGGGGATATGTTGAGAAGAGGAGAAGTCCAGAGCTGCGGCTGCCTCCATGATGAATTATTCAGAGAAAATTCGAAAATAGCGTACAAAAATAGTTTTGTTGATGGCACAAATGTGCCGCGTATCGCCTCAACCCAAACCGTTCAGCGCAACAATACCTCCGGGGTAACGGGGGTAACATGGCACAAAGGCACTGGAAAATGGAGAGCAAGTATTTCGTTCAAAGGTAAGTCGTATAGCCTGGGATACTATACAGAAATACCGCTCGCGGCGAAAGCCAGAAAAACGGCGGAAGATGAATTATTTGGAGATTTTTTGAAATGGTACGCGGAAGAATACCCTGAAAATTGGAAGCGTATCCAAAAAAGGCAACAAAAAAAGCACCCTTAATGAGTGCTTTTTTGTTGCGTTTCCGCCACACATAAATATTTAATTATTTCAATCCGCGTGGGAAGGCTCGGGTTCCCACTCGCTGCCGGTGATCCCATCCATCACCCAGCGACACCATAATTATAACAGCTCGCGGTATATTTCGCAAGAAAAAAGCCCACTTTCATAGGCTTTTTTCTTTTGGCTTTCGCCATACGTGAAAATATAATTTTTTCAATCCGCGCAGGGAGGAGTAGGGTCCCCACTCGTCATTGACGGTCCCATCCACCGCCTGACGACATGTCTTTCGACACCATTACTATACCACATCTGGAGGCATTTTTCAACTAATTTTCTGCTAATCTCCTAATCCCGGATACCGCAGCGCGCCGTCCTTATCGGGCGTCAACGTAACCGGATCGGTGATCATTCGGCCCTCATCGTCCAGGACATACCACTTGCCGTCCAGCGTCAGGCGGCCCGTGCACATGGCCCCGTCTCCGCCCAGGTAATACCAGTGATCCTTGTACCAATACCACGTGTCGTGTACCATCAAGCCGGAGCCGTCAAACCAGTACCACTTGCCGTTGGTGTCCTGATACCAGGCGTTTCGAACAAAAAATCCGTCCGTCCCCAAATAGTAGCGCCAGCCGTCCTCTTCCTGGTGCCACCCCGGGATGTATGCGGGCTGCACCGGCTCCGTGTCGTCCGGGATGTACCGGCGGACGCATACAAGGCCCTTACGCCATCCACCAGGGGCCAGGGTATTGTATCGGCTGCGGCAGTACGCCGCCATATCCTTGTAGGATGGCCGCCCGCTGCCGTGGCCGCACAAGATCACCTTATCGCCGTCCACGCTGTATACCATCTCCACATGGCCGATCCGCTTGGGGCGGCTGGCGTCGTTACCGGCATACAGCAGCATGTCCCCGGGGCGCAAACAATCCGCCGCCGGAACCCCATCGGAAATTGGCACGTCCACCGTCTCCAACCTGCTGGACGCATACATTCCGGCGGTATTCGTGACGCCCCAGCCCTCCCCGGCCTCCTGGTAAGTATAGCAGATGGAACTGCTGCAATCGCTGTAGTAGTTGCCGTCCTTGTACTTCCGATAGCAATAATCTCTCAATGGCTGGCTGTACAGGTTCCGGCCGATCAGTGTCCCATACTTGGCGGCCACCGACGCCCGTCTCTCATGTGCTGTCAATGTGCACCTCCTAAAATAATAAGGCCCCGGGGATCGCCCAGGGCCAAAGAACAATCGATTATTCAGTTACGCCAGGGCCGTGGTCCGGGTCCTGGTTCTGCCAGATGGGAGCGCCACCCTCATACTTCGGCTTACCCTCGCCCGGTCCAGGACCGGGAACCGTGTGACCGCAATCGTCATCCGCCGGGGACAAATTATTATGGTCGTTGATGTCGCAATGCTCCGCGTCATGCGGATCGCAATCCCTGTGCAATCTCTCTTCCATCTTGATCTCTTCCATGTTGCTCTCCTTTCGTGTGTTGGTTGATATGTTCCCGGCTCTCACCCTGCCGGCGGGAGATAGTCGGATCACCTCCCTCTACGCCTTGTTGCCTCCGAGCTGCTTAACCATCTGATTGACGCCGGTCGCTGCCAGGCCGGATACAATACCGATTGCTACAGCGTTGACCACATCGGACGCCGGGAATCCGGGCATGGTGTACATGCCAACAACTCCCAGGGCTGCCCCGGCCACTCCGCAGGTCACGGGGATCACCTCGTCCTTGACCTTACTGGACGCCTTGCACCCCATCCCGATCAGATAGCAGATCACCGTAATTGCCGCTACTCCTGCGATTCCAAAATCCATAGTCTTACTCCTTTCCGCTTTCGATAATTTTAAGCCGTGTTTCATGATCGGCCAGTTTCTCATCCTGCTCCTCGTTATGTTCCCATATCCGCCGGTGGGACTCGTGGTTTCTGGTCTCCAAATTTGAAAAATCGTCCCCCAGCTTGTCAAGCTTACAAATCAATCGCGTGATAGCGGTATTCAGCTTGATCACCGGTGCACCTATGGTTATCGCGGTTGTGATCAGCGCAACCACAACCGCCTCGACTTCATATTTTCCCATGTCGCCCTCCATCACTCGGCTGGATTATCCGCCAGCCACTTGTCCACCTTGGCCCGCCAGAACGCCGGAACCGCTTCCAGTGTCATGATACCGGCCCTGATCCTCAAACCGTAAAATGCGCCCATTATACCATCACCTCCCCCGCAATCTCACCCACAACGGTTCCCAGGTCATTGATTGCCCCGTCCTGCACGTCCTGGCCGGTTTCAACAGCTCCCACACGCTCCTCCAGCCTCTCCAGGTCCGTCTTGGGCCGCAGGCGGTAACTGGTAAGCACAGTGCCATCGGCGGCCACCTTAGACGTCTCGTCGTCCAGCACCAGGTCCGTATAGTTCCCCGCCGTCAGTCCGGCCTCGTTCTTGACCTGGACCACGGCCAGATTCTCCGGCGTCAACTTGGCCCATGTGGCTGCCATAGCCGCACGATCCGGCGCCACCACCCGGATATCTCTCAGGGAGGCCCCAGTCTCCAACTCGATGATGGTTCCATCCTTCAAAATCATTGTGTCTTTCATATTCAATTCCTTTCCGCCCGGCGGGCAGCCGGGCAATAAAATAAGGCCCTTGTGAGGCCCAGTTTTCGGTTGCATTTTTCGGCCCGTAGGATTACAATGGGCCTATCTGACAATCTCACACCCGGAGGTGTCTAATGGTCTATAATTCTTACGTTATCTACCAATCACTGGAAGCTGCACAGGCAGTATGGGAGGCAATGGCATTGCTGCCCGATGGCTGCATTAATTTCACCAACGTCCACTTCATCAGCGACGATGCCGCGGCTGCCAACTTAGAACTCGCCCGCCTGAAGGCCGCCATTCTTTGCTCGGTTGAATAGTGATTTCGGCGATCTAAATGAAAACACTAACTTGCTTGCTCATGGTTTGTCGCCTACTGACTACGATCTCCTTAATTGGGCGACAGATAACCCATTCAGGCGCCAAATATGGAAAATTACCGACCGGAATATGACTGGCACACCAGACGATACCAAGGAGTGGTGTTGTCTTAACTTCCAGGATTCAGACCATTCCAGAGGAGTTATAATGGCTATTGAATATGGTATGGGGACGAGAATATGCACGCGAATATATTATAACAAGGAATGGCTAACTGAGTGGGCCAGCTTACGAAATTGATCATTTGGTAGTCCACCCGCTCCATCCATCTGGACCACTGTTCCGGGTAAATACGTGAGAATCACCAACAGCCATAGCAAGCTGACACGAATAAGGTTCGCCGGAACTATAGGTGATACAAAAGCCGTTACCACGGTTAGTATTACCAGCCTTAAATGGTGTGTCTGCTGTATCAGCGTCCCAAAGTACAATATTGACCTTGTTGAGAACATTTGAGTTTATATGGCTAACACGGTTAGATTTGAGAGGATCGAGGTCGATATTTGTTGCGGCCAATCCTGTACTAACATTAGACAGGTTGGTTGCAATATTGTCTAAATCACTATTCGCCTTAGCAACTTTCCATGCTAATGTGTTCTCAATGTTCGGGTTAAGCTGCGTCGCGTCTGCTGCATACTTCCCCGTTTCCGTACATAGCCCATTATTAATCAGGCTTCCGGTATGTAGTACATATTTCATCCCCGCCTTAAAATTTTTGTAGAAAGCAATCGGATTCATTTTGTTGATCACCGTGGACAAAAATGCAGGAAAGCTCGTGATCCCTTCCACGGTCCCGGAATCGTCAAATTCAGGATGGTATAATCCATCGATTCCATCCTCAATATTGTTCATATGCTCGGCATCCATATCTGGCTCAGAGCCATTTACCCAACCTGTCTTTTTATAATCATTTTCCATTTTATTTCCTCCATCAGGTATTAAATTTCGCAAAATATAAGTCAAAGGAGAACGCCGGTGAAGAGGCTCCGATATACAGATAGGCATTTCCCGTAAGGCCGCTTAACCCAAATGTTTTCTGTTGATTCCATACGTCACCACCGGCACTACTTCTACCAATCGTGCCATCAAGGAGGATATCTCCTAACGCCGGGTTATACTCATATTTCAAGGATGATCCTGATTGCGTAACCATTTCAATGTATCCCGTTGCGCGGCCACGACATACCAAGACTTTTGCAGTTTTTCCCGTACCGGACATTTCCACGGTCAATGATTTCACGCCGTCCAAGCGGATCGGAAGGTCAAACACATACGCGATAGTTTCTCCACTACCAGCGCTCGCCGATATGTGGTCTTTTGACAGCGAAACATTACCGGTCCCTTGCCGATATGTTGTATAACGCATTGATGTAATCCCCTGGTTTCCGTAGAACGTGCCATACAAGTACGGAGTCAGTGGATCATCGTTGACATAACCTTCCCATATTCCTGGGCCAACGCCTCCAACATACTGATTCTTCTTGATGTTAGATATAATCAGGTTTTTGGTGGGGCGTATGATAATATTTCCAGTCATATACTTTCCGGCACAGTTAATGGTAATCTGTTTTGCGCCGGGTCCAATACTCTGTTCACCCATTGTGGCAATCTGCTGCGATACTTTTCCGCCTGTATATTTCCCCGCCGGGAGTGTCACACTACCGTTTGCTGGCAACATAATAGATGGGCTGCCCTGAACGGGCATTGTCCCCTCTTGTGTCTCATCACTCCCAGCTCCCAGGAACCTTTTCCCCGCGGCCACGTCCTCCGGTACTGCGGTAAGCCGGTCAAAGTCTGCACCGCCACCAGTTTTTCGCAAGGCTAATATTGCCATAATCCACCTCCAAATTAATCGAAAAATCCCTGACATGTTCCTGTGACCGCTCCTTCCCCTTCTCCAACCGTAACACCATACTTGATATTTTCTGCCGTCAGATTCGCAACGGCCTGAATGACGATGTTCCCGGTCATATACTTTCCGGCGCATTCGATCACAATTTGACCAGCACCAGGTGCAACATATTGCGTTCCCATTGTCGGCAATTCCTGGCGGATCACGTCCTGTCCAGTATGCTCACCTGCCGGAATGTTGTATACCCCATTCAGCGACAGATTGTGCGTAACCGGTGCGATCCGCTCCATTTCTCCAATGCGTTCATCGTCGCTACCTGAGCCAATATATTTCTTGCTTTTTCGCACATCACTGGGGGCAGCTGTCAGGCTGGAAATGTCAACATTCTGACCCTTAAACGGCAGTGATAATTTCATAGACTAACCCCTTTCAGCACCAGAATCAAGTCAGCAGTTGGCCGCTTAAACTGGCAGGTTACTTTTAGCGATCCATCCAACGTCTCTATTTCCGTGATCATGTTGGAACTCTTATCAATCTGGGCTTTCCGATCCTCAGTCAGGTTATCCGGGTACAACATACCTGGGATGGGATTATCTGTGTTCTTAATCCCCAGAAGCGGTATTGTTTGCGTGAATGGAGCCGTCCCACTCCAGCCAGATACCGGAAGGTTCACAACGATCTTATCTTGCAACCCCGCTATCATCTTCTCCGCCTGGGAAAGTCCTGCTGTATTGGAATTGACAGCCGTATTCGTGGCATTAATATCTGCTGCGGAAAATATGTCTCCCTCTTCCTGGTACTGGGTCTGGTCCTCCAGCGTAACAAGTCCACCTTCCAGCGTATCCATCTTATAGATTCGCTTTCCGGCGAACTTGTCGTCTTTATAATTGGTTTTCAGACTCATAGGCTTATCCTCCTATTTCCCAACGTTCGTTGCCCCAGTTTACACGACAACCGGCGCGGCCCGGGGAAAGAAGCTTCTATCAATTTACCAAGATCATAAATAATTCGTTCAATAAAATTGGCCTGATAGATAGACGTGAACGTGATTTTTTCCGGCGTCTGCGGTGTGCTGGAAGGTGTATAATAAGCCGCCCTGATCGCCACCAGATTGGCCCTTAACCGTTCCATTTCACTGTCTGTCCGACGGTCCTCTGGCTGCCAGTTGAGCTTGTTATGTGTCACATTCTGGTAGCCATACCGGTTGAGTACATACGACACCCATTTGATGGCTGACTCAATACGATTAAGGTCAGTATAAGCAATGTATGCCTTGTCTTTCATCTCCTGCACGTCGGCCGCCACGCGGTCGAAAATCAGCGTGTCAATATATTTACTCATGGATGACCACCTCCGCCTTAATCTCCCGAATGCCGAATTGGTATGAAATGCTTTCAATCGTTCCTTCCCGGCGTCCGTCATATCCCGTATCAATCCCAACTACCTGCCCGAGCGTCTTATCTGTCAGCAGCACGTCACCGGTCACGTTTTCGGCACGCTGGTAGTATTCATACACCCGTTCCAGCACCGCGGGAGCATTTCCAGGGTGCACAAGCGTGGCGTCAGATACTTCCTTGACGTTCCGATTGAATACTATGGTGGGATTCTCCTTCAGGAGCGCAGTGGTCATATGGATATATTTCTTTCCGGTCAGCACAACCGCCGATCCGGTTCCACTGATCACGGCGTAATTATCCCCGCTCTTCAACAATGTCCCGCCGGTAATTGTCAGGCCGTAATGAGGATCGGAAAATATTACCTCAGCTGTGCCGGATAGCGTGTCGTTGTACAACTCCTCTGTATCCTCTGATTGCTGGTATGTATGCGCCATCAACCGAATACCAGTTACCACGTCACTGTGTTCCATGGTCACGCCGTCATATGTATCGACTTCCGAAAATTCCCCGGTTACTTCCGTCTGCTGCGGATAGATCAGAACACCATCGTAATTGCTGGTATCCACCACGGCACCGATTGAGAATGCAATCTGCACCAACGCATTGCGCTTCGTCGTGTATGGTATATACCCGATCAGCGGAATGTCTGCCAGGGAATCATCCAATAGATAGTTGAAATCCTCACCCTCAAAAATTTGGTCAATCACATCCCTGGTCAACTGACCAGTGTACACCCCGCCGGGAAACTCATTGCCGTCCAGCACGCCAATGGCGTCGTGGCTGTCCATCTGGTAGTCCGTGCGGTTCTTCCTGGCCCCGTTCTTCAAGTAGAAATTTCCGATCCGCTGACCGTTGAAATACAGGGCCAACTTTTGTTTTTTCTGGAAGTCGAACGGAATGTTTGTTTCAGTGCGAACGGTGAAATTCAATGTATTGAAACTGATATTCTCGCTGATAGCATTGACTTCTTGTAGACAAGAGGTTGATAGCAGCTCGTCCGCGAAAAAATCCCGGTAGATTCCATAATCTATCCGGGTGATGAATACCGGCCTCCAAGGCCGTGAGGTTTCGTAAAACGTTATAACGATCTTGTCATAAAGGCGCACATAGTTATTGCAAAAATACCGCACTGAGTCAGGCCGGAACTCCATATCAGATAATAACTCGCCGTCTGAATACCACTTGGCTCTAAGCCTTGTGCAGTAATCACCTGACATCATGTTGAACGTCAACAACACCCCAACGCTCGTGAATTTCTGGCTGAATAGAATGGTCAATTCCGGGTTGCTTGTTGTCTCCTCTGTCGTTGATCGCGGGAATAGGAACACGCCAGGATGTAACCCCGCGTGTGGTCGGAGTCCGACGGTCCGTACCGTCCTTGCAAGGTGACAATCTGCCCCTGATATCTCATCCGAAATATAGCCATAATCCGCCGCATTGTCGGGAAAGTTGACGTATTTTCCGTTCATCAGCGCGAACCGCGGGAGGCACAAGGCATAACCCGGATATGTCAGATCATCCCGCCTCAGATCAGGGAATTCCTGCCTTACCTTAGTTTTTCGCGGGTACAGTCCTTTTCCCGGATACAAGCCTTTGTGAGGCCGCAGCCCCGGGTCTATCACCTGGGGGCTGCTATGCTCTTTCGCATAAGGGGCCACGTCATCATATACAATTTTCAGTCCCTCCGTGTTCTGCACGGCATCGGATAGAATTGATTGTTTCAGAAACATGTCACGGCCTCCTTTGCGGTTCCATTGCGACAAAATACACGGACAATCCTTCCCATAGATTCTGACCATTTACCTGTTTCATGGTGTCCTTGCCTTGGGTCACGTATGCCTCAAACTCTAACGTCTTTTGGGCATACGGAAATACCATCCGGTGAGATTCTACCGGCGCAGTAATGATCTCGTAGAAGGTATCATAATCTTCCCGGTGAGATGGGTGCGGCTCCACTTCCATGGTGTAGTTGTAGAAAGTTCCTGCCACTTCCCGGTGCATTTTGTAATTTTGCAAGCGGTTAGAGTTTTCCGTATCAGTCACGGAAAACCCTCGCTCCATTTTCAGCACATTTACCCGCAGCTCCACGCCATCGATGGAAAAGATATTTTCATTCATGCTCTCTATCCCTCCGTCACCATGCGAACGCCGACGCGCTGCCGCTCTTTGTTATTGAACTTATAGACCAACTGGCCGAATTTAGTTCCATCCACAATCAGGTCCGCCCTTAACGTCTGATTCCCACCAATACCGCCCATTTCTGCAATGGCCTCCTTGAATGCTTGCTTCATGGCCGGAATCGGGCTAACAATCTCCGTATCGACATTATTGTCTCCCAAGATCGCGGCAAACTCGCCAGCGCGCGGGGGGACCACGGTTCCGGTAGCAAGTCGGGGCATTTTGTAAGATGCCATTATGGGGATGGAATAGGCTGAAAAGCTTCCTCCACCTCCACTATGAGATCCCTGGTATGCAGAAGAACGCTTTCCGGCATTTATGGCAATCAATGCTGCGGCTACTCCCGCAGTTATTGCGGCCACCCTGAGAGTTACACCCAACGGTCCTTCGATTCCCCCAATAGCGACCGCCAATGTTGCCGCAGCAGCCGCAGCAGCCAATAAACCAGTTATGAATTTCTCGGTGGGTGTCATTTTATCCCAATTTTGGTATATTTCGAATGCAGCAGAAACAACGGCGGCGATTGCCGCAGCAGTCCCTAAAAATCCCCATGATGCAATATCCAATTTTGATGATAACTGAGACAATATCCCCATCAATCCCTTTTCAGATAAAATATCAATCATTCTTTTAACATTTTCTACAAACTCTGTTACTTTCCAGGCTGCAAAAAATGCAAGAACGTATTCTGTAATCAACTGGACTTCCTCTTGATGGCTTGAAATCCAATCCGAAAACTTTGTGAGCCATTCAACAATTTTCTCTAATGCTGCAATAATAATTTCCCCGGTCCATTCCCCCAGCGGTTTCAAAAACTTCTCCCACAGCCAATTTGCCAACGGCTGTAGCGCATCCAATACAGAATTAAGCACCTCTAAGCCCGCCGCCATCAGGTCAAGTACAACTGGGACAGCCTTTTCCAGCGCCCACTTGCTCAATGGCAAGAATACGCTATTCAGCAACCACAGCAGAATGCTTCCAACCTTATTTACAATCGGGGTGATCCTCGCCAAAACATTGTCAAACGAGCGCAACAATGGGCTAAAATCCAACTTCGACGACCAATCCTTGATTGACTCAGATGCTTCCCGGAAAACCCCGGTAATCTCCAGCACTATGTCCCCCAGATGGCGCATAATACTGGTTCCTGTGTCTCCGCTCCTCCACGCTTCGTCAAAACGATCCGCCAGATTCCCAACGGTCAGCATGAGGTTCCCGAACGTGATCAGCAGGTCATCCGTTATCTGCTTCCCATATCCTTCCGTTTTCCACACCTGCATGAACGACGCTCCAACGTCACCCGCAAGCGTTTTTAGACTGTTGAATGCCGTCTTTGCCGCCTCGGTTGCATAGTGGCCGTTCTCTTCCCATGACTGTTTAATGGGGTCAAACAGGCCGGAAAGCACACCCTTAACGGTATCAGCGAATGTCACAATATCGTCCGTAATCTCTACGGTTTCGAACATCTGATCCGGTGTAGGACCAATGTAATCAGATTTCTGTGCATTGCTCTGAGCCTGAATGAGATCGTCAAAAGAAAACGTTAGCTTCTTGTTGAGCTTTTCTTTCTTTTCCAGTTCCTTGTTGCTGTCCTTCAAAGAAGCCCCATAGTCCTCTTCGACGTCCACAGCCTTAACGAACGTTGTTTTTCCTGACAGGGTCGCAAAGAGTTGTCCAGCCCAAGAAGTTGCCTCGGATAACAGGTCAATCAGCGATTTTAACGCGGGTGCCATTACATTCAGAACTGGGGCCGCAGCCGTTGCAAAACTGTTTTTCAATCTTGTATTTGCTGACATTAGAGACGATATACTTTTATTTGTCTCGTCCGAATACTGCGCAAGGTTCTCAAACCCTTCCTTTGCGGCCTGTAGCGCCGCACGCATAGCCATGCGGATTACCATAAGTTGGAACATATTGGACAGCTTAACAATGCTCTTTGACAGCGGTACAGCGCCTTTCTTGGCCGTCTGTTTCATACTGGTCCCCAACTTCTTAGAGGACTTATCCGCTTTTTTCTGGTTCTGGTCCACACCAAGCAGAGACTTTTTGTATTCCTCGGCTTTCTTCTTGGCCTTGGAAAGTCCCACATACGCCTCATCGTATGCCTTATCACCAAGTCCCAGGCCGGAACGCTCCGCATAATACAGCGCGTCAGTATAGCGGTCAATCTCATCTTGCAAGGACCTTGTTTTCATCGTGGCCCCAGACGCAGCATCACCGGCAGCCTCAAAGGCTCCTTTTATGGTTGACGGGAACCGCTGAAATACCTCCAGTGCAAGCCGCATTGAGTCTTTCAGCCCCACCACACTGCGCTCCTGCTGATCAGTCCCTTCCGTTACTGTACTGGTTGTCTCACGCGCGGCCGCTTCAAGTTCTCTTTGCTTGCGGATGATCTCATCCACATCATTTCCGTATACGTCATAATTTCCTTCACGCTCCGGGACAGAGCTGGACACATTGTTTTCAATCGTACCTCGGAACGTGGCGTCCTTCTCTTTCTGCAAGCGCTCCAATTCTGCGGCGGCTTTCCGGGCAGATTCGGCCACGGTGTCAACTTTTTGCGCCGCGGTTTGGGCTGCGCTCCCAGCACCAGAAAATGATCCCTCCATACGATTGGTAAGATTTTCAATCAGGCCGGAAAGCTTCTCCACGGCCTTGGTAAGCGTAGACATGCCAGCGTCAAAACCTTCTGTGTTGATCTTGGTGTCAAAATTTAAGCTTCCGTCGCTCCCGCCTGTTGCCATGTTATCACCTCGATTCCGCGCACAAAAATAAGACGCCGATCAGCGTCCTACCCCAGTAATTTGTTCCATTCGTCAATTTCGGCTTGTTCCTCGGCCGTATATCTCGTTTTCAGGTCACACAATTTTCGATTGTTCCGGTAAAATTCCTGCTCCCACTTTTCAAGCTTCTTTCCCTTGGTTCGTTTCTGGCGGATTCCCAGCACTGTGGAAAATGTGCCGTCCTCAATCTCCATGAAATATCCCATGAAGGTCCACCAGTGCATATGCTCTACGGCACGAACCTCCTTTCCCGCAACCTTGTTGATGGATGGGAACAAGATTGATTCGTCTTGCTCCCAGTCCATAACCTTGCGCGGCGGCTTCTTATCCTCGTTGGTCTGACCGCAATCCAGAAACCAGATAGCCCGCTCTATGGCCTCCGGCACATCCTCCGCGGGAATATCGTGATCCTCATACAAGATAGTAAGCATAACCGCATACTTTTCCCGTTCGTCAAGCTCTGGATCGGAGAACGCCAACATGATAGTCAGTATGTCGCGGAAGTCTGTGCGAATCTTATACAGTTTTCCGCCAACCTCCAGGGTGGATGGCAACCGGCCAATCATTTCAAATATTCCTTTGTGTACTTTTCAATGCGATCCATGCCTTTGGCGTTAAACTCTGCAATGCCCTCTTCAATAATTGGCATTGCGGCCTTCAAGAACGCCTCAAACAGAAAATCCTTTTCCTCTCCCACAATGCACAGTGGAGACTGTCCGGCAAAAACTGTGTCATATACATCCGCGTTAAAAACGTAGTTAATTTCTTTGCAGATCATATCGTCAAATTCTCGCAACGCCTCACTTGCTGCCTCAGAATTACTTACCGGGCTTCCATCTGGCCGCAATTTGACAGTGGTAAGCAGCCCCTGCTTTTCGCTGATTCGTTTCTGCGCTTCCTCCGCGCGGACCAAAATATTCGGGTCATCCGGGTTAAATCTGATTACCCGGCTCTCATCTCCATTGATCGAAAACGACTTATAATTTTCAGAAAAACTAATGCTGCGCATGTTATATCCCCCCTTATGATGCAGAACCAGAATCCGCAGTGAATGTCTTGGTCGCAAGATCAAAAGTCCCCTTAACCCGGTTCCCTGTCGAGTGGACGTTAAATGGAATCTGATATCCGGTGGTGTCTCCGCCATAACTGACCACCTCGATGATACCATCCTCCTTATACGCCACGTATTTCCCGGATGTGGGATCCTCCCACAAATGGACTTCTACCGTCTCGGTTTTCAGGTCGTCCAATGTCTGGCGCTCGTCCGCAATCGTCTGTAAGCGCTCAAACAGCGGATCGCCAACCTCAGCATAATAAGGTTCTACCGACGCCTGCGGCTGGTAACTGTCCAGATTGACAGAGGTTTCACCCTTGATATTGGTTTTGGTTTCTACGTTGGCATTCATTTCCACGCTATACTCTTCCAAGTCATTCCCCAGGCGCACAAACACCGGAGAGGAGGCGGACGGCAACGCGGCATTGATGAAATGAGCCATAAATTTCCGTTTGATTTTTCCTACTGCATCAGGCATTTAAAATTCCTCGCTTTCTATTTTATACATGGCGCTTATCTGTATCTGGTACAGCACGCCATTATCCATTGTTTCACTCATCGGCTGCATAGCCATAGCATTGGCCGTGGTGGCTCCCACAAATTCCCCTGTCAGCTTCTTTCCGTCAACGTCGATCTCCAGGCAATTTTCTGATGGCAAACGTTCCAACCAGTATGACAGTTCCAAAAGGAAATTACTGTTCGCCAAACGGCAGTAATCAGTGAACGACTGGCCCACCGCATACAGGGTGAAGTTATGTCGCCTCGTCTGGTTTCCTAGCATATCTTCCTTGATCAGGCTGTCTCCGGTGCTTGACAGGCCATAATTTACCGGTGACGGGTCCGTAAAGTCAATGTGGATATCATCCCCGCCCAGAAATTCCGATATCTTCGGATACTCGGTTAATTTCTGACGCATATAATCTATGATTGTCACGTCTTTCCTCCTCTGTCTACAAGGGCCTGTGCGTCTTTCAGGATATCGTCCTTGTGATCCGCCTTCATACGGTCAAAGAACTTCTTACCACGCATGGGAGCGCCCGCATAGGTCAGCAACCGATCCGTTGGAACTTTGATCTCGTCTTTCTTCGCCCAAGCACTTCCCGTGGTCGGGGATACATATAAAATTCCCTCATGCAGATAATGCGCATATGGGCCAGGTATATCAATCTGGCCGGAACCAATCACCGTGGACAATATCATCATGTGCTCCAGCTCCCCAGCCTGACGCCGCGGCATATAATCGCTCATATACCGCATGGCCTCACTGTCTACCAGCTTTTGCACTGGGCCGCCTTCCTGTAGTCCGTATTTCTTCAGCAGGGCATCATGGGATAATACATTCAGCTTCACATCCACGTAATATCACCTACTTACAGGACAGTTCGTAATGCTGCACTGTCTCGCTTCCATACAGCCGCTCATCCACCGTGGTTATAGTCACATATTCATGTGTGGATTTCAGCGCAGCCAATGACTTGGATAACGCCTCCTGGCTGCTGCTGTCAATCTCGTCAGCAACAATCCCTTTCACGGCCAGATCACGCCCTTGCGTGAACTTTATTGGACCGTCCAGACTCTCAATGGGGATCACCAGCAGCACAGAACATGCGTCACGCTGACCAGTGCGCAGAAATGTGGATTGCCTTACATCCTCCCAGTACACCCCTTCTATGGGCTTACGGGTGTATTTCACCGTCGGCCCGTCCTTGCTGTACAGGTACAGTGTCACATCCGAATTGGTATACATCAATCCACCCCCTGATAACACAACCCGGTATCCTCCAGCCACTTTTTGACGATATACCGCAAGCCCAATCGTGATGCCTCAGCCAGATCACGCGCCGTTCCAAAGCTGACCGAATATGTACCAATCTTCTCCGCCGTTTTTCCGCCGGATTCTCGCTGCTGTTTCTCACGCCGGAACTCTTCTTCGGCCAGTTCACAGCAACACATCTTGACCAATTCCGGTACGTCCTGAACGTCCTTTAGCCGGCCGAAGGTGTGCTGATCAATCACCTGGCTGGCCTGGCGGGCGTAGAAGGGGAAGCCAGAGCTGATGACCGGCTTCCTGCCAAGCAAATACTTTTCCGTATAATACTTTTCATCTGCATATACCATCAGCTCCACCCTTTCCTATCATGCGTGCGGAATCAGCGTAATATCTTTGGACACCGCCGCAGATGTAACCGCCACAGTATCATTGATCGTACCATAACCGGACTTTTTGATCCTCGCCGGATATGTTCCTGCTCTTAAGTTGAACTCTGCTACACCAGACGCATCCGTTTTCTTCCGGGACCCGTTCACGTCAACAATGGCTCCTTCGATTGCTACGGCTGTTTCGGCATTATCCTTAACCGTGAAGGTTACTTTCTGGGTAATTGCCGGACTTGTCGGCTCTAAGTATGCGAACGGGCAGCCTACACGATCCTCGTCCATTCTGGTTGCCGGATTCGGAAGCGCCCACCCCATACGAAACACAATTCGCAGTGCTACCATGTCCTGCTGGGCCAGGTTGTAGACGATTTCTTTTGTGACCGGGTCCTGAATCACACCCTGGTCAAGGATTTTCACTGTCACATCCTGGCGGATGGAGTACACTGCCTGCTTAAAATCACCAACAATCAACTGTGCAATCGTATTGTCATAGGCCCCATTCTGCGGGAAATACATTGGTGCACCGTCCAGTGAATAGTTCGTGGACCCCTGCATATCGGACTTGAAAATAAGACTTCCATCATCCGCACGAATGCCCCTAAGCTTTGCCCTCATGGTCATTGCAGCCAGGGCTCCGGTAGCCATATATCCATCTTCCTCTACCTTGGAAATAACACCGCCCTCTCCCAAGAGCAGATTATAATAATCTGGATTGGAACCTACTGCCACGTTATTACCCGCCTGTCTGGCCAACGTGATAATATCGTTCTGCCAATTACGCGGACGGTTTGCCCCGAAAATGATAGCGCTGTCTACCCTCTGACCGATAGCTTCATTTACTCGCGGAGTAATCTCCCCAAAAATATCAAACTCGGCGTCGTCCAGAACCGCCTCCGGGATCGGTACAATGACCGCCAGCTCTGCGGCTTCAATGTACACGTTATCCCAAGCCTGTCTGGTTGTCTGCTTCATCCCAGTATCGCCATCCACCCAATATGCGGTTGGTAAGAAGTCAAGTACCCTCATCCTGGTCTGATTGCTTGTCATGTTCGGAAGCTTACGCGCCAGGGACATAAATGTGGACTGTTTCGGTGCATCCTGAAAAATTGTTGAAATAACCTGCTCACGAATAAGAGCCTCCGCATCGGCCCTGCTTGTAATATTTACCGGCATAATTTGCCCTCCTTATTCTCTTCCTAAAAGGTTTCTTAGAGCTTCATTTGCTCTTGTTCTCGTGTCGTCTGTTTTCTCCCCACCAGGACCGGGAGTCTGTGAAACCACTCTCGGAATCGCCACGTCTTGAAACAGATATGCCTTTTCCTTCTTTACGGACTCAATGGCCGCTTTTATGTCCTGTTCCTGGTTCTTACTGGCCTTCAGCTTTTCAACGTCAATGAACGGCATTACAGCCTTGATATCTCTGGGTTTGTACCCCTCCGCCGTGTTCTTCAGCAGATCATTAAAATCACGATCCGCAAGCTGTTTTTGATATTCTGCTTCCTTAGTTGCCATGTCCGCCGTAAGCGTGGCGATTTTTCCCTGAAGTTCAGAAACATTGACTCCCTCAAAGCTTTTAAGCGTTGTCTGAGCGGTCGAAAGCTGTGTTTTGTAGTTGTCTCTTTCCTGCTTGATCCCGTTAATGTCCTTGCCATACTCAGCCATGACATAATCGATCTGATCCTGAGACAATCCTTTCGCCTGTAAATCTTCTGTTTTCATTTTTTCCTTTCCTGCCCGTCATTAGGTTATTTGTAGGTGTGTAACCATCCACCAACGGCTGACTATTTTAGGTCTTATCATCTGACCAATTTTGGGTATAAAATAGCACCCAGGATATTCCTGGATGCTTACCTCTCATACGATACAACCTTGTTGCACTTAGTGCAGCGTTTCACATATCCACCGTTTTCACGGCTCCAACGCTTGCGATAATTATGTTTGCAGTATCGTTGCCTCAAATGTATAAATAATCCCAATCCCCTCACCTCCTTTATGCCGTTTTCGCGATCCGCAGCCGCTCCCGTTGCTGCCGCAGTCCCATTTCCCTTGAAAATTCTGTATATGTTTTATTGGTCAATCTCAACCGGCATTTTGCTGCTGTGATAATATCCTTATCAGCTCCAGCAGCCTCTAGTAACGCAACGTCCTGTTTCTGCTTTCGAATGATCCGTTCAAGGCTCCGCTGATACTGTAAGGCCCCATAGGTGTCATACTCCCGGCCTCGGAAAACCTTTTTCTCATTTTCCCGCCGGTTCTGCTCTGCCAGCCACTCATCCGTATATTTCCGCTTGCTGATACCGGGGATGAACGGGAACCGGATATGATAACAGTTAATTCCTGCAAAACCAAGCATTTCACCCAGCCCGCAAATGGTCCGCATTTCTGCGCTGCTGTATACTTTCCCCTGCCAGTTCTGGTGATTAAGATATCCCGTTCCAGTGTTCCTGGCGCCCATGTGCCAATCGACTTCCCAGTGATCTGTTTCCAACTCCTCGGCGTTTTTCTCGTTGACCTTATCCGTCATCTGGGCCACGCCGGTCATAACAGCCCGCCGGGCGGCCACCTCAATCCGATCCGACTTACCGGAGGCATAATCTACCGTTCGAATTCCGCTGGCCGTCATCTCGTCAATTACATCACCCACGGCCTGGCTGTAGGTCTTAGAGCCTGTGACAATCCCCATCATGGCCTTATCCATGCTACGCTCCAGGTACTCAGACAATGGCGTGAACACCTTCTTGCCGCCACCCATTGGAACATTGAATCCCATTGTCTGGGTGATATTTTCCATGGGACGCAAGCTGTCCTTGGTCTGCCTCCTGGCTGTTTCAACAACTTGTTGCAACCACTTGTTTTCCTCGTAGGGGATGTATTCTTTTTCTACAGCCTCATATATTTCCTTGTTGCGAATGAAGTCCGAACGCACCGCCTGTTCATAGATATCATCCACCCGAAGGTCTGACTCTATGAGTGCTTCCCCAATCATATGCTTGATCCTGGCCTTACTCGTACCAATGGCCGACAACCTCACCAGGAGCCAGTCAGTGACCGGCGTTATCTGGGCTACTGCCTTGATCCGTTCTATAATCTCCTGCATTATGGACATTTCCAAGTCCCTTATAATGCGCTCCAACGGTTTCGGCAATTTCTCCAGTTCATCGGGCGTCATGGTATCACTCCTCTACAGCGGCCACATCTGGCAAGTTCTTGGCCGCTTCTTCCAGCGTCTCCCCGTACCACTTGGCGCGGTATTCTTCTACCCGCATAACCCCCATTGCCACGTCTTTCCTGTCCTGCTCCCGCTCCGTCTCAGCGTCCACAATCACACTATCATCCCAATCAAACGACACTTTGTAGTCGCTCCCAGGAGGAACCAATCCATACAAAACAGCCCAGAAATTCATGGCATATACCAGGTCCTCCAGGGCGTCTTGAAGGGCCATTTGCGTATCTGCAACCATTGTGTAAGATCGCTGTTTGCTGGTCTTAATCTCTGTGGCCGTCTTATCGATATTCTGTGGGTCTGACAATGTACCATAGGCCAGGCAACAATTAAATTCGATTAGTTTCAGTTGGTTATTGAATCCATTGAACAACGCGACGTCGCGTATTTCTGGGCTGAACGTGTCAAAAAATGGCTTGTCTGTAACACCGGTGTCATAATCAAGATTTCTGTATAACCTGGCCTTTCCACCAGGATATTCAAGCTTATCCTGATCCTTATTGTATTTCAGCATGGATGTGGATACATGCACCGCCAACTGTGTTCCTTCATACTCCCAACAGATGTTTGAATACCGCCGGTCAGCCTCCTGGATCAGGTCAACCGCCCTTGAATACACCGATACCCCCAAAGGGCTGTCAGAATCTTCCGCGTTCGCCATTGGGATTTTGAAATACCCAAACAGCAGCCGATCAGCGCCTTCGAACGTAACGTTCGGTGCTAATTCCGACCATCCGTCTACCGTTCCCACCGGAACCTCGCTCCCCAGGCTGTAGTCGTTCGTTGCCACAAATGCTCGGTTATTGATTTGGATGTGATCACCCTGTAAGGTGTGAACCTCCAATCTGGTATATATCTTCTTGCCTTTTCTGAATTGCTCCGTGAAAACACACTGAGTAATTCGCCCAGAGCTGTCAAATGACAAGGGGAAAAAGCAATCAGCCTGGACATACTGGACAGCCAAACCTTGTTTGGTCACATACGGTTTGATAATCAATCCGCCTTTTGCGCATCCATATTCCACATACCTGCGAATATCTTTGATTACTTTTTTCTTGTACTGCTCATTCAAGTAATTCGCCGCCGGACCGCCGGTGATATCTGATTTCATTTCCAATGTGACCAGACGCGCAAGCTCTGAGGCAATGGCAGGAGCCAAGTTGGCGCTGAGCACATCCTTGTTGTTCACCCATGGGGACCGGTTCTCATACATTCTGGTCCATAGCTCTATCTGGTTCGCCATCTGCGCTGTCAAGCACACATCCACCTGTGTGTCAGCGTCCTTGTTCAGGATATCCGTTATCAGCGCCAGCATTTTCGTGAATTTCATTCCCATCACCTCCCCTAACCATATTTGATCAAGCGGCTGATGATCCGCTCAAACGTATATTCAAAACTGTCCAGACTATCAACATCACTGGTTCCGTCATCCAGTCTGACGTTCTTTGTTAACTCTTTCGGGTCCCACACTGCCGTACTCAGGGCATTGACCAGACTTGCACACTCTCCGCCAACATAGAAAAAACGCCCCTGCGCCATCAATATGGCCGTTGCGTTGATTCTATCGTTGATCTCAATTTTTAGCGCATTCTCAACCCGCACCCATCCAAGCCCGTGCTTGCGGAGGCTACTGCGGATACCAGCTATTAACGTCTGTTCTGCACTGTCTGCATATACCGCTGTGATATAACCATAACGGCTTATGATCTTTTGGCAAAAATCGCAAAATCTGTTTCCCAGAGTTTCCGGGTCTATCTCAATTTGGTTTCCCATCTCATCCTTGCAGCCGATCCATTCGGAGGCCAGAGCAACCACATTATGATATCCTCTAGTAATTGCGGTTGCGGTGAAGGAGTGACCGGAACTGCTGCCACCAAAGTCAATCCCCAAGTTAATTTCCATAATGTCCTTGGGTTTCTCAGTGATTCGGAAAGTGTATTGCTTGGTGCTGGTATCATCCGCAAACCTGCGGTATATCAACCCGTTGGCTACGACACGCATTCCTTTTATATCCCGCAGATACCATATACTGTTTTTGTCATACCGGCTTTCGATTTCCCGCAGCCGATCCTGAGTGATATTAATATTGTCGTAGATCGTACAGTGCATGTAATTGTATCCGCCAGGGAATCCCCCAGCGTCGGCCTGTCGCTGATACTTGTCTATGTAATCGGAGTATATTGTAGCCCTTGGGTTGTCTGGGTTGAGGTCCCAAAACACTTTCAGACGCTTTGCCGCCAACTGTCGGTTGAACGCCTCCTTGATGGTATTGTCGTGGTGGAGGTTGATCTCCGTTGCGATCCACATGCCATATGAGTTACCGCGAATCTTCTTGTAGCTGTCCTCCTTGGCTCCACCGGCGAAAATAATGATTTTCTGCTTACCGTGGGTATCTGGCCCTTTGACGAACAGCGCCTCGTTGTCCTTATATTTCCCCCAATGACATTGACCGCGGAAAATGTATTCCAGCCCGAAACCGTTCGCGTCACCAATATTAAGCTTGGCGTTCGCCATCGTGGAGCCAGTAGCCAGATGTATCCGATCCGGCGTTGTTTTAAGCTCATGCGCGAATGCAAATATATTGTCAACCGTTTTCCCCGCTCTTACCGCGCCTTCAGCCACATTGTACATGCACGCCTCACAAGCGCGAATATAATCCTTGTGCTTTTCCGAAAACCGGAATGGAATGGTGCGCTTCCTGACGAACTTATTTTCCGCCATAGATATCGCCCTCCACCTCTCCCATATCCTCGATTTCCTCGTTGTTACCGGTTAATTTGTCGGTCTGCGCTCTGAGCTGCGCAACACGCGCCCGCTGCTCTGCCGTTGCAAGGTCCATGTGCTCCGCCAGCCAGTCCAGCGCCCGCATACGGTCCGCCAGTTTAATGCTTGCGCCGTCCTTGCCCTGTTTGACCTCAGTAATGAGCGTTCCGTCTACTTCGTTCGATTCGCGGAACCGAACGCTGTTGATCTCTTTTGTGAGCGTTTTCTTTTCTCCCGTTTCAGGATCATCTACCTGAACGGGTCCGAACGCCCCCATTACCTGAACTTCCTCCCGGCCGAAATCCACGTAGTCGGTAATGTCTGAGAACGCAATGTCCATGTATTTCTGGAATATGTCCGCCTCGTTAAGCATGGCCTGATTAAGCCTATGTTGCTTAAGACGCGCTATCTCGTCTCTGATACGTGGATTTACTAGGAGCTTATATCCTTCTGTGTTTGCTACCGCATAGCTTCCTCCATAGGCTTTCAGATATGCTTTAGTCGCATTGAAACACCGAACATACAGAACGCAAAAAAGCCGTTGCTTATCAGTTAGATCAGGATTATCAACTACCTGTATAACCTCATAAGCAACGACCTTCTTTTCTTCTTTCCGAGCGTTCGCTTTGTTTTCCGAACGTTCGCTTTTCTTTTCTGAACGTTCGGCTCCCTTTTCCGAGCGTTCGCCCTCCCACTTGTATGTGTGCTTCCATCTGCGGACTGTACTGTCTGGTACTCCCAGCTCGTTGGCAATGTCAACCAGCTTCTTTCCTGTAAGAAACATGTCCCGCGCTCTCTCTGCTCTGTGGTCCGGCGCTCTCGCCATATGGATCACCGCCTTTCCGTGATTGTAGAAGGAGGTCCGCCGGTCTTGGTTTCACCCGGCGTATGGTAAATGGGTAAACAAAAGGACCTCCGTGTGGAAGTCCTCTATTAACGAGTAGCGGGAGGTGGATTTGAACCACCGACCTTCGGGGAATGAACCCGACGAGCTGCCTTACTGCTCTATCCCGCATCAATACCGGGTCCTCCCCGGTATGCTCCGGTTTTAATCCCCGTCCGTGGGGCCCTAAAACTCGGGAAAACGTCTGGCCGGATACCTTGGGTCCGGTTGGTATCCCCGGGAGCTGCACTCTGTCCGATTTATGAAGCTATGAAGAGGCAGGAGAACGTCAGCTTCTAATCGATCACCGGGCCGTTACACCTGGCAACCGCTTCTTATGGGGGATTGGGGGCGGCCTCCGGGCTGAACCCTTTGGCCTAATTATATTCTACAACGAATTATCCGAATAAATCGAACTATTTTCACAGCCCGCAGTCTTTCAGATACTTGTCCCTAATCATCAACCGGGGATAGTCCGGGCTGTCAGAATACTTCGTCTTGACTGCTATCTTGTCCCACCCCATAACATCCCGGTAGAACATGCGAAACACGCACCGCGTCTGACCATCCTCGATCTCCTCGATCCACTTCTCCACTGCCTTGGAAACATCCTTCTTACGTTCAAGCGCCTTCTCTCGGCGCTCATACTGTTCCCAATCAAACCCCACCACGCTCTGGGGCCTGGGGAACCCGTCTCGGTAGTCAAAGATAGTGCTATTCCCGAACCCGTTGTCCCCTTCTCTCATCTCCCGCAGCTCCATCTCCAAAATTGGAATGGTCCGCTTCTTCCTCATATCCCGGTACTCGTCCAGCAGCTTCCGGGTTATCTTGACCTCGTTCATCTCGCTTTCCTCCTCTATACTGCCATTCTCTCCCTGACGCTTCTTAATGTCTTGGGCGTTGATTGTGCATAATACTGACTTGTCACCGCGGGATTGGCATGTCCGAGAACCTCCTGGATAATGCCCAGATCGACACCGCGATTTTTGAGATTCATGCCCAGCGTCTTGCGCATTTTGTGCGGGTATACACGGCACATCAATCCAGCACGCCTCCCAATGGTTTTCATAACACTCCGATATGCATCCGTGCTCATCTTTCCATATGGCTTGCGCGAATGCGGCAACAGATAGGGGCTGTCATCCTTGCGTGTAGCCAGATACATCCTGTAATAGTACCGTGCGTCATCATCAAGATAGATTGTTCGATAACGGCCTCCCTTCTCACCCTGAATCATAATGTCACCAGTCTCAAGGTCCAACTGATCCAGGGTAATCTCCGCGATCTCACCCACTCGTGCTCCTGTGCTGCGGAACACCTCAACGATTGCCCGTTCCCGCGGGTTCTTACAAGCGTCTCTGATCCGCGCTATCTCCTCCGCCGAATAGTAATCAATCGGTTTTCGTGGCACCTTCTTGGCCGGTATGCTCTCCACAGGATTATCCGCGATCAGCTTGGCCTTGCGCATCCACGTATAGAACGCCGACAAAAACCTGCGTTCGTTATTGACTGTGGACGCTTCATTCTTTTTGCCGCCGGATGATACATTACGCTGTTCGTATTGTGTCAGATACCAGTCAATGTCCGTCTCGTCCATCTGATCCAACGACTTCCCGTTAATCTCAACCATCAGCCGCTTAACCGCGCTCAGGTAGCTCGTAAGCGTCTCCTTAGAAAGATCACGCTTCTTGATCATAAACAACTGAATCAAATACTTATTACGCTCGTCCACATGGTTCATTCGCTCCGCAGGCAGGGTTGTAATCTCCTCCAGATTCACCCGGACTAATTCCTGTTGCATGACCTGCTCTAAGGCCATTAAAACAGCCTGCTGCTCAATATAGTACGACATTGCCACCATGACATTATTGATAATTTCCGTTCTCACCGTCTGTGTGCTCATATTATCCTCCTCTTGCATTATCTGCCTGAGTCAGATATAATTAACCCAGGCGTATTATTTGAGCGGCGGAATCATCTTGGCGGGTGACCGCCGCTTTCCATTAAAATCGCACATATGTTCTCTGCTTTCGTTTTTATTTGCCGGGGTATTCCCCCGGCTTAAATTATGTAATCCTCCCGGCTGCCCGCAGAATCCGCAGCCGTTCAATGTCCCATGCCTTCGCCAACTCCTGAAGGCTCATACCTACGGAATCGTTAACTAGCACGAAGGTATAGCGTCCTCGGTATCTCTGGCAGTCTGCCGCGTACTCTCGTGGCACCTGCCGGCCGCAATGGAGCATTGTCTGTAACTCTGTGGCGGTGTATGTGCCCATGTAGCGGCCCTGGTCATACACCTTGTAATATACTGGCCTCATATCTCAATTCTCCTCGTTGATTACGATACCGCCGTGGATAATGACTCGCTTCCCGTCGATATCAAAATACACCTCGTTCTCGCTCTCAGAAACATCAAATTTCCCGGCGTACTGCCTGATCACCTGACCATTGTAGTCATATACTGTTACCGTCCGGTTAAGGCCGCCAGCGATATCACTGCTGAGTGATTTCATGTTGCGCTCCCAGCTCTGGCAACCACCAATTCCAAGGATGATTCCAACAATAGTTACTCCAGCAAAAATTTTCTTTCTCATCTTATCCTCTCTTTCCCTTACCAACCCGGTGGACTCACCGCATTGGTTGCATGCTAATTTTCATTGATTCCATAGCATTTTAATTTTCTCCCCATGATGTTGTATTCAAAATTTACGGCAACGCCATCATGGTGCCACGCTCCAACTAAAAACGGCACTCCCGCCCATAGCCCTATGGATTCGCATTTTACTATCCCATAGGATTCTATATCGGCACAGTATACAGGCTTCCCAGCCAGCCCTTGTAATTCCTGTTGCGTAAGCGGCTCCTTATTCATTACGCCATCCTCCAAATGTTAATTCAAACGACATCAAACCGTCCCCAGAATTCAAAATAATTGTATAAGGTCAATCTCTTATACCCATAAAAATCAGGCATATCTTTTAACTTTTTTATCAATTTACTATTGCCTTTAACCGGAATCGGATCAATATAAATACACTGTGCTTCTCCGTGTGTCCCAGTACGACTATTGCTAATCTTTATAGCTTCACCAAGGCCAGCAGCATTTAATTTCTTTTCTACGATCTTTATCGCATTTTCTCTTGTCATGACTTCCTCCTCAAAATAACGATTTTGCTAATTTACAAAGGTTTTGTATTCCCCGTAATTAACAAGCACGGTATCGTATTCCGCCCATTTTTTCACCAAATCCATGGTCATTTTTACAGGCTTGTCGCACTTGATCACGCCATTTCCATAATGCCTCTGGAAATCCTCAAGACTGTATAATTCGCACTTGTCGTAATCCATGGTCCCCATATATCCCGAAAAGCAACGTTTCTGATCATCTTTGGTTCTTTCCCAGCCCCATAATGTAAAACGGGTTCCAGCGGAATGCTTAATACTTATAGCCAAATATTTCCTATCTGTCATGGTATATTCTCCTATGGCCGGTACGGCTCCGACATTGGCTTCCATGCGATCACATCCATAATGCCGCTATCATCCGACGCCCACCATTCCTCTCTGCTCTCGTCGTAATAACCAATATCAACGTAACCGCGTCTTACCGTAACCTGTACCTCTTCACCGCCTTCTGGTAGCCGCTCCGCCACCTGGATCCATCTGACAGATTGAGATTCCTGATCCTCTTCTAGCCGGAAGAGTTTCGCCAGTGCATAAGACACCCGGTTAATCTTTTGCGGCTTACGATTGTATACCGTCTTATTGCCGCAGACCCGGAAATGGCTCGGGCCGAATGGTTCTGTTAATCTATCCATTTTGCTCTTTCCTCGGTTAAATCCGTGCTGTTTTCCCATTCCAGATTGTCGTGCAACGTCAAAGCCAACAAATACACGACCTCTTTTTCATCCTCTGAAGCTGCCGTCTCTTCAAAGGTTTGCAATGATTCCGCTAAAGCAGCAATCCGCTCATTTCTAATCATGTTAATCTCCTAAATTCCGTGCTACTTCTAAAACCCTTAAAATAGCTGTATGGGCTTCCTCCACCGAAACACTTTGAGCATATCTTAGCTTCATCCCACTGCGCTTTCGCATATTGCTTGCTCTTTCGTCCCTGCCTTGTCAACCTGTATCCCCGCATGATATAGGGTTGCTCCTCATCCCATCCACCTTCACCGGCAGATTCTAATAGGCCCATATCAACCAATTTCTTAATAATCTTTCGTGCTCTATACAAGCTACAACCGCAAATATCTGCGACCACAGTGGACGGAATTATATCGTGACCAGCATTCATTATGTTTACGGTTGTACGGCAATACAATCGCAATACCATCTTTTCGTCAACCATCTTCTTAATCCCCTAAATCCGTGTTTGGCGTTGAAAAATCAAACGCCATCTGGTCCGACAAATCCGTATGCTCCAGGTTCCCACAATCCAGGTCCTCCGGCGATCCCACAATTACCACAATGCAGGGATTACCCATGTCCGATACCGTATGTTGTGTCACAACCGGATAGTGCAAACGACGCTTATGGTCAACCACTATAATATCTATTAGATCATCCCGTCCAAACCGTTTCAAGTATGCCTGGAGCGTCTTGTTTTTGATGGCCGGTTCCAAGTCATCAAGCGATATCTGACCGTCGCACTCGTAATGCTCCAATGCCTCAAATCCCATCTTCCTGCGCCTCCTTTCCGTCCGGGTTAAACCTGACATAGCAGCACCCTGGAACTGTCAGTGTCCGTGGGCTTCCGTCGATGTAATTGATCGTCCCATCCTGGCGCATTTTCACGAGCTTTTCAAAAACCGTGGAGGTGGACTTGTATCCCAGGCCCGCCGTAATATCCCTGACGGTGGGTGGATACCCGTTTTTCACCATGTACTCCGCGGCGTAATCGACGATCCGCTGTTCAGTTCCCGTCATTCTTGACCACCTTCTGTTCTGCCAGCAGCTCGCCCACCGCTTTTGCAAACTCCCGTTTCAGGGCTGGAACATTATCGATCAACTCACCGTTTGAAATATGGCGCTTGATTCCGGTGTCCCGCCGGTATCCTTCTTCGTAATTCGCGTACAGGATTCCTTTCTTTTTCAACCTTCCCTTAACGAGGGTATAGGTGGCGCAACCATAGTTGCTCTTGTCACCACGTGCCTCGATCAACGGCTGAATGATCTCCTGCCGCGTCTTTCCCATCTCGGCCTCGGCAGCCATCCGGCGCCGTTCCATTTCTTTAAAGCTATCTTCTCCCAGGTTGTACAGTACCGATTCAAAAATGGAACGCCACTGTGGGTTATCAGAAATTGCATCGAGGCAAGAGGCACGCTCGATACCCGGATGTGCATTTTTGTATTCTTTTATGGCTTGATCTCGCACAAAAGTATACGATCTCAACATTCTGTCATATACACGCCGCAGTACAGTGTTAAAATCCGCATACAGCTCCGGGTATTCCTTGACCATCTTGTCCACCCGGCGGCGCATATCCATCTTCCACGCAATTTCTTCCGGTACACTGGGCAGCTTTTCAGCTGGTGCCTTGGTAATCCGTTTTTCCGGCCTCTGTGTGCCCTCAAACAAGCTGATGATCTTATCCTCCTGTTCCTGCACCGTCCGAAATTTGGCGTCCAGTATAGCCATTATGTCGGATCGCAGTTCCACAAATTTCTGGTCAATGTATGCCCTGTCCAGAAACAAGGCGCTTCTGTTAGTTGCCTTTCCCATAGTCTCCCATATCCTCTCTCAATTTTTTTGTCAAATTCTGCTGGACTAACTTTTCGTAGTCCGTGTTGCGCTGCTCAAAATTGTGAAACTGATTAGGTTTACTGCCTTTGGCGGTCAATTCCTGCCGCTGGCTCCTTGCCCAGTTTCTAACCGCAGCTCTCCAGTCCTTCATTTTGTTTTTTCCAACCATCCACCCCTTGGATTCGTAGAAGTCCACAAAAGATTCTGCATTGACCTTGTAGCCGTTTTGGCTGCAATATTCAGCCACATCCCCAACCGCAGGTGGGGTAAATGCTTTTTTATTATTATCCTTTACATTATCCTTTTCCTTTTCCTTATCCTTTTCCTTAGGTTCAGGTATGGTTAATGGTTGGTTATCGTTTGGTTTGTGCTTGGTTACGGTTTGGTTATTTCTTGGTTCCGTGGTGGTTTTTGGTCTGCCGCCCTTGGTTCCATTTTGGTATCGCCGGTTGTTCGCGTCTATCTGAGGTTTCGCCATAAGATAGATGCTCTTTGCGATCCCGGCGGATGAAGGTTCCAGGCCATCCAGGCCATAGTCCATAATCGCCCGTACACATGCCGCAAACTGCTCGTCCGGAAGCTCCTTGATCGCCTCGTAAAAGCTCCGGTAAAACACTACACTGTCTCTCATAACTCCACCCCGAACATGCTTAATTGTCCGGGCACGTCCTTGTTCTTACGGCTACAGCCTACCACGAAACGCCTTGCGCCTCTTGTGGCCGCCCTTATGGACTGCATACGCCGGTCCTGCCTTGCCAGCCACGCGGCGACTTCTCGGCGGCCCTGCGGCGTTGAATCCGGTATGTAATATCCGCCCTGTATTCCAAGGCTGATGATCACCTTATCATGTCTCAGGGCTTCTATTGCCTCCCGGACCAGCCTGTCCCTATATCCAGTTATCCGGCTTAATTCTTCCCGGCTGAGGGCGTTTTCACGGCCTACCCGCAGGGCATTGTATACCACGCACTGGATCACTCTGTAATCTTTTCGCTTTCGCATTCTGCCCTCCTTCCTGGGCCGGGCAAAGGAGGTATGTATAACACCCGGCCCCATGAAATATGGTCAAAAAGTATACACCTAATACCGTGACATATTATGGAGGTATACCGTGTTCCTATAGATAATTGCGGCCAAACTCGGCCATAAACTCCTGGCGGCTGCCGTAATGCTCCTCATAGTATTTCTGGGCCATGCATTTCAGCATACCGTCAATCTGCAAATTCTCCTCCGTTCGCACAAACCGCGCGCCGTTCGGATGGAGGTCATATCGCAATGGGACCACAAACCCTCTCTGCTCTGATTTGACCTTGTAGCCCTGGCGACCCTCAAATATGTGGTGCCGCTCAATATATGGGCTGCTGGTAAAAAAGCAATGGTCCATATCGTCTGTGAAAACGCTCCATAACCTCTTAGCCATCCTGCACCCTCTTCCGGCGGTTCTGTTCATACAAGGTCATCATGCGCTCCAGCTCTTGGGGCGTCATCGTCTCGATTCCCAGGTCCTTGCACTCCTCCACCAGCCCGTTGATTAATGTGCTCATCTCAGCGGTGTCGTAAGTGCTGGAACCGCGCAGCATAAGGTATGTGCGAAAACTGCTCCCATCATTCGCGGTTTTTACCTGGGATGTGGGCTTGATGTGGAAAGTTTCAGCCTCTAGGGCCATCCGCTCCCCCTCATCATTATCTGGCACCACAACGTAGATCAGATCCCCGTCAACCTCCACCAATTTCCCATACCGTCGCAACATCATGTTGTGTGCGCGGTTCTTTGATATCCCCGCAACTTCTGACAACTTAGTCAGCAGGGACCAATAATAAGAGTTGGCGTCCAGGCTGCGCTTCCGGCGGTATACCTTGGCTGTGAGGGCCAGCAGCTTCCCACTTAACCGTTCGATCTCGGCGCTTACGTCCTTGTCAACCTCAAACGTAAGGCGGAATCTTCCGGTCATCCAGTCTTTCGTGACGTCTTTCAGCGTTCCCTTGCATTCCATCCGCTACCTCCCCGTTTCATTCCAGGGCAATCCTTCCTCTGGGTCATCCGGTGGGACGGTTGCAGGATCAGGAGCCGTGGGCTTATCCGGCTTGCTCTTCAAAATATCCATAGCCTCGCGGAATTGTGCCATATTCATATCGTGGATATCTTTCAAGCCATACTTGGACAACATACTCTTCCGTCCGATCCCGGTCCGTGCAAGCTCCAGGAATAGGGTATTGATGTGCGCTTCCGTTACGAGGTCTATCCTTGCTTCCTCTGGATGCGCTTCCTTCTGTCCCAATGTATACACAACACGGTTGTTCTTACGACGCTTAATCACCAAGATGTTAATATTGCGATTGGCGTCATAGCCTATATTGGAGACGTAGAAACGATCACTGCAACCATATTTCTTGCGGCTGCCATTCTTATCTCCACTCTCATAGACTTCGCAATCCTTATTACTGACCCAGATGAAGGGGGCCGTATACAATTCCCGGCCGATCCCCCAGTTGAAACACGCGCGCTTGAAACTGTCAGAAGCCAACCCCTTCTCCTTCTCCGTGTTACTCTCTGTCCCGGTGTCCTCCTTCTCGATCCACTGGCCCTTGTCCTCGTCCCATATGGATACGATACAGTTGGCGTTTTCCCGGCAGTGTCGCCGCTGCCATCCCATCGGGCCTACTGTCTCGTCAAGGATATTCTGATCCACCCTGGCGTCCTTGTAGAGCAGGAGGGACACACCGTTTGCGGTTACTGTGGCAACACGGCAATCAATCTCATCCGCATTCAGTAACCGAAATTTAAGCGGTTTCATCCGCAATCACCTCCACCGTTTCATCCGATCGGAACGAAATGTCCGTTTTTGCGGTATCATACTTCCGGTAATGTACGTCGGCTACAATACTATCCTTGGCCTGTCTAATTCCATCAACAACAAAACTTTGCCAGTTATCGTAATCCCCAAATTCCACCCGGATCACATGCCCGGGTTTCAATTCTGACGCTCTCATAATCATGTTCCACACCTCGCTATCTCGTTCAAAAAATTGTACTGCTCACTATCCGGCATATTGGCCGTTTGCGCTCTCCTTGTCCGGCTTGCGCGTTCCCGGCTCTGACACTCGTCACAGGTGCGTCCATCCTCGTCCAGGTAGCAGCCGCAGTTATCACACCGATAATACACGCTTCATCACCTCCAGATCATTGATCGTCTGAAGCAAGTGCTTCTGATCAATCGGGGTGTCTGATGTATAATCAGGGCGTGATTTCTCCCGCCATCCATTCTCGCAAACCCTGACATATAAGAAAGCAGTGTGACCGGAAAAATCGAAAAATGCTGTAGGAAGATTTCCAGTAAGTTTTTCCTGCCGTCTGCCAAGTCCATTGATATCCAACACCAGATCAAGCACACGGTGAACCTCAGCCCGGCGGCGCTTCTCAATTTTTCGTTTCAGCCGTTTTTTCATCTTGCATTCCTCCAAAATTCCCCTTATAATTAGGTTGTGATAATTTTTCCATCTGGCCGACCGGAGTTCGCACCTCCCTCGGCCTTTTTCGTGTCCCGCCGTTTCCCCAGCCGTAGGGGTTAAGCCCCAGTGCTGCGGCTGCGCGGTTGGTTCTGTTCTTCCGCTTGCTCATCCCGCGCCCCCTAAATCTGCGCCAGGGCCTTATAGCCAAGAATCTGGCCCGTATCATCCCGTACCAGCTCGTCCACGATATACAGGTCCGTGCGATCCGGCGCGGCCTGTGCGGTCAGAACCGATACAATGTAGACTACTCCGTCCCGCTGATCCGGCAACCCCTCTACGGCTCCGTATCCCGTCTTGCTTACCGGAATCCCGTTGATACTGTCCAGCGGTTCCCGCGTCTGCGCAGCCCGGGCCATACCGGATGACGGGATCACCTGCAACACTGATTCTCCTGCGGCGTCGTACACTGTGGTCTCGTGTGGTGTGAGATTAACGATAGTTGTCTTACCCTCCAAAAGATCTTCAAGGTGCTGCACAAATTCCTGCACAGGCACGTACTCCTCGTCGATAAAAAGAAGCATGTCGTACGGGTAATTAGAGTCATTGTAGAAATAAAAACGAGCGGTCAAATCTCCAATATCTACCGCCTCATACCCGGTATACTTATCGATAGAACCATTGCGAACGTCAAATCCTGATCCCTCAAACCGATCATAGATTTCACGCTTTTCCCGGCGGCGCAGCTCTTCAAAATCAGTCTCGCCGGATTCCTCAAAAACCTTCTGGGCCTCTCTCGCCCAGCCCAACAACTTCTCAACATCTTCTCGTTTCATTCCTCTCTCCTTCTCCCCTTATCCCTGGGGGCCGGGAATTATAACAGATACAATCCTGCGGCCAAACCGGCCAGAAAAAACGCTATGCCCCACATTACCGCAGTTGCCACCGCAACCACTTGCCGTATGATCCGCCACGGGCGCCGCGTCCGCTGGGGCATGTAGTGGATCGGGCCGGGTATGTCTCGCTTATGCACTGGGATCACCACCTCCCGGATCAAGTCCAGTACGTTCTGCAAAATATTTCCGTGATACCCGCCCCCTCCGTACTATGTAGCCCTGTTCTTGCAGTTCCTTATTCAGATTATAGATAATCTTGTAAGCCATGCTTTCGGAACAGTCCATAGTTTCGGCGATCTCGGCAGCAGTTAGCACTGATTTGCTCATACTATTCACCTCCCATCCATATATTCCTTCATCTCAGTTGTCAATGTGCTATAATGGAATTACGATTTCTTGTTACTATCTTCTGGTGGCTGCTTAATGTGACCTGCCCCAGTTATCAGACCAATCATATACGCGAGTGCCTTTTCCCGTGCACTCTCATCCAGCATCGGCGCCATAATATGGATATTAACCAATGAGTCGCCAGTAAGATTTACTCCGTTGATAACCGTCATATTGCTTCACCTCTTTTCGCTAATGCATTTTTGTTGACTACATGAGTATATTAACTCACATAGAGATATTTGTCAACACTTTTTTACCAAGATTATTGACTTTGTGAGTTTTTTGTTTTATAATCACATATATAGGAAAGAGGTGATAAGATGAACGAACGCATTAAAAAAATTAGAAAAGAATTTGGATTAACCCAAACAGAGTTTGGCAAAAAGATTGGAGTAAAAGGAAATACAATAACCAATTATGAAACCGGACTGCGAAACCCATCTGAAGCTATAATAATGGCAATATGCCGTGAATTTTCAGTTAATGAGCTATGGTTACGGACGGGGACTGGGGAAATGAAAAAAGCGCTTGAAGGTGAAGAACGTTTTTCCCTTAATATAGGAAAGCTACAAAACACTGATAATGAAACGTTGATACGATGGGTCAACGCAATAGCAGAAACAAATCCTGAGTTGCTAGAAGATATTGAAAGCTTTTTTATGAACCTTCTGGGAATAAAAAAAGAGTCGGATTAATCCGACTCCTTCTCCTCGACAGCAAGTAGTAGAGATATGTACACCCGATTTAGGAGCTTTACATTGTCAACTTGTTTAGCTAATTCAGCAATTAACTTTTGATACTGTTCAGCGGTCAT